ATGCCTATATCTTCCAAAAACTTGCCACTTGTGGATGTGGAATCTCCACATGATTTAATCCCTATATAATTGTTGTAACATTCCATTTTTAATTCATTTCAATTCAATTGACATTATGATATAACCTTTAAGTAATCTCTTATGATAGCACACTTTAAATATCCTTCTACGCTATCCATTTCTTCAAAATGCTCTAAGGCATATTCAATGGATTCTACACTACCCAAAGAAAGCCAATCTAAAAAGTCAACATCACTCATAGATATTAAATGATTAGTTGCTGTTTCTTGTGCTAGTGCTGATAATATCAAAAATTCCACTTTTCAAAGATACAAAAAATAGAAATGCATATTTTAAGCAAAAACTAGTAGATTGGTATTGCTTCATGTCGGCAATTATAGCCACCTCTGTTTGCTGTAAAATTGTTAAAGTCAGTACCTTGAATCATCCCACTACATTTAAAACCACCTAGTGTTCCACCAGCATTTGCTATTGGTATTTCACTTTGTAATTGCTCATCAGTCAAAAATTCAAAGCTAGTCCAATAAAGACATTGTCCTCTTGTCGTGTCTATGTTTGAATTTACATATGCAATTTTAGTCATTCCATACTTGTCTTTGATAACTCCATTAATAGCACCATCATATTGCCTTAAAGTATCATTTGCTACTTGACCAATGTTTCTCTGTAAAATACCTAAACCACCATCACCCAAAACATATTCTTCAAGTATACCTCTAGCATCTTCCAGGCTTGTGCCTATCAAAACATTTCTTGTTAGGATTTCTTTGATTGGCTCGGTAAATTTACCACTTACACCATTCTTTAAAAGATTGTTTTTGACAATGTCTATCTGAGCCTTTTTGTAATCATTTAAAGGAACTTTCCTTAATGATATACCATTGACTTCTTTTTGTAGTGATTTTTGCAGATTGTTTATCTCATCAAAACTTACTAAGTAATCATCAACAGCACTCTTGTAATCGCTTTTTAAGATTAGATTGTTTAGCTTGTTTGTGATTTCATTGATTAATCTTGCTTTATCTGGTACACTAAGATTACGGCCATAGTAAGAGCCAACCAACTTGTTCAACTCTTTGGCTAGTTCCTTTTCTACATTTATCAGATTTTTATTGAATTGACTTGCTACTTCTTCAATATAATCATCCTTTAGTTGGGCGAATTTCTCCATTAGGTACTTTTTCAATTAATGCTGATGACACCTCTGGACTAAATCCATAAATCTCTTGCAATAGTTTTTCTGCACTTGCTTCTGTCATTTGACCTTGTGCAACTGCTTGATTGATTGAGATAATACCTTGAACTCCACCAACAGTTCCCTTAAGTTTGGCTTTTGCTTCGGCTTCTATATCTATCTTAGTTTCTACAACTGCACTAATATCACTTAGATCTATTGCTTGTGGGTTTATAATGGATACAACCTCACCATACAATTCTGCATTAGTTTTTCGCACATATTCATCACCATACTTTTGTGCCAATTCATTTAAGGTCACTATACCTCGCAAATGGAACTCCATATCTTGTTTGGTGATTGGACTATCTATTGCAGCTGATAGGCTTAATATGTCAGCCTCAGTCTTTCCATACAGCACATCATAGTCAAGAATAACACCCAAAGTCTTTCTTTCAATGTCACTCTTAATGTCTGCTAAATATTGTTTTGTTATTGCTGACTTCATTTGGCTAGGCAATGTACTTGAATTTAATTGGCTAATCTCTTTAATAAAATCAAATGTGTTTGCACTTCTTACACTTCTAATGGAATAGACACGAACTCTCCTATGGTCGGCTTTATCGTATATGATAATGTTTTGAATAGCCTTTAAACTAAATTCTAGCATCTCAATGTAGTTGCCCACAATCTTTTCCATTAGTGCATAATAGCACTCTTTATCTTCTTCTTTTGCTGTTCCACTTTGTGCAGTTCTAACATAGTTCAAGCATAATGCATCATCCACTTTTGGCAGTAATGTATTAAAACAATGATTCATGTTGAACTCTAGCAATTCCGATCCACTAGAATAATACTCTACAAATGGAGTGCTTTTTCCGTTATCATCTCTCCTTCCAGTTGGCTTTCTTTGAATATCTCCATATGGTGATGTAGTAAACATTTTACCACTACCATTGCAATCTAAGCAATCTGTATCCTCGCCTTTGATTGTTCTATAACCTTGACCATTGCAACTTCCACAAATTGATTCATTAAAAACTCTTAAAGGATAAGAATTTTTGATTTGAACAGCTTTGGCATCACTATAAGATGATAAGAAATCCTTGCCATACTCAGCAGCGTTTGCCAGATAACTTTCAAAGTATTGGAAATCTTCACCCATTACTTCAACACTACTTAAATCACCACCCAATGGTCTTGTTGTTCTAAACCCTAAACCATTATCTGGCACATAGTATTCTTCGGTAACATACTTTAACTTTCCATTCTTGTATCCTATTGGTATGTATCTATAAAATCCACTCGGATCAACTCCCATGTAATACTTTGCACTTTGAACTTTGCCATTGTGTCTAAACTTCCATTTGCCATGATTCCATATTGTGCAATGTGCATCAAAATAAAGAACATCTTTAGCTATGTAAGGCTCAAAATCTAACTGAACATTAAACCCTTCAACACCCATAGGATGATTCGGTGGGTTATATTCAGCATTTAAATCTGGGTTTATAGGTAACCAAACTAGATGTGCGTTTGGATATTCAACTACTTCTTGAAAAACAGATATAAGATATTGAACAATTGAGTATGTGCCTAAAGGTGTGTTTATCCTTTTATTAGCCAATACTTGTTCAAGTTCTTCTTGTACATCATAAGACAAACCAACAGAACGCACAGACTTTTTAAAGGCATCAATAGCCTTTATAAAGCTATCTCTAGTATAAAGATAGCTATTGTTAGTTCTATATTCGGTTATGTCTTTTGGCTCATTAGGTCTATACTTGTGTAATAACTCAGCAAGACCTTTGCCTCTTGTATGTAACAAGATTTTATCACTAGCCTTTTCCCATTGTTTGGTAGGAATAGAACTAGTGATAGTATCTATTTTATCAAAAATGTAATCCATCTAATTTTTATCTTATGCTAACTCATCTAAAACACCTGGTAACGCAATACCTCCAACAATACCGATAAAGTCAAAAGACACCTCAATATCGTAAAAAGCAGGCTCATTAGAATCTTCATTCATAATGTAATCCCATTTGTTTTCAGAAACTTGGAATCCAGCACTTTCTGATGCGTAATCTGGATGTACATAAAATAAGCCATCACAACCTATCCAAAACAATCGGTATGCACCTAAATTGTTCTTTGCTGTGTTATGAATGGCAAAGTCAGTATTGGTAGCTGTATCTACACCATAAGTTCTGAAAGTAACTGTGTGTGTTTCACCTACTTTTTGCTCTGGTCTACAGCTTGATAATTTTTGACTTACTTTTGTGGTCTCTGGTTTTGCACCAATTCCTTCAGTCGTGATATGGACTTGGTTAGCTGTTACAGCAGTTGCCCATTCAGTCGGATCGGTAATGTCACTAAACAAATAGTCACATTTAATCAATCCTAAATATTGTATCCCACTTTTTCTTGTTTCTATTTCGCAGCCAGCGTTGGGAAAAACTGGAACGTTAACTGCACAAGATGTTGCACATAATGCCATTTTTAATAAATTTTAATTGTTAACAAATTCAATTTTGGATTGACATTGTATTATCTATTCAGCTTCTTCAGCTTCTTTTTTTTCTTTCTTTTTCTTTGGTAAATCGGTCTGTGGTTTTGATGTCAAAAATCTCTCTGGATAAAGTTTATTAGCAATATCAAATTGCTCTTTACTTTTACTCACCTCTTTACTATTATTCCAAGTATCATATACTTTCATAATTCAATTTTCACAAAGATAAACAATTTTTAAACGTACTTTTTAGCACCTCTTTATATCACTTTCGCATTGTTGGTATAAGGTCACTTCAACAATCCACAAGCCACTACTAGTGTTATTCTTTTCAAATAATGCTGTGTTAAAATAGCTTTTGCCATTGACCATGATGTTTGTGCCTTGTAAGACAGCTTTAAGATGTTTGGCAGCTGTTTCATTTAATACTGCTTTAATCGTGTAGGCATCCCAATTTTTAGCATAGGTCTTTTGACCTTGACTATTGTATGCCACATCATTCATCTCAAACTCGCTTAATTCCATGTCTGTGTTTAGATAGATGTTGTTTACATATGTGCCATCATAAAACGCACCTAAACAATCCAATGCATTATCTCGGTATTGACTACTAATCTTCAATAAATCTTCACACCTCTGTCTGCAATATGCTTGTGATGTGAATTCAAGGTCAACCCCATCAATCGTAAAAACACCTCTTACATAAAATACTTGATTGGTGAAATTGCTTGGTCTAAAATTAATGGTCAATCTTAGTCCTTCTACTTCTGACCATAAATTGCTTACTATGTCAATGTTATTTGTTACAGCGATATAATCAGATTCTTTGATGATTGCTTGGCTTTCATCTATTAGTTGAACTTTGGCAGCTGTGACATCACTAAAATTGTAACTACCTAAAGCGAATTGAATAGGTATAACACTATTACTTTCAAATGGGTGTGAGTAAGGTGAACAATTTGTGCATTCGCCAAATGTTGGATAGTTCTCTCCACATGAAATCTGACCAGGAAAGTTCACATATCTTGTCTTGGTGTTAGTGCTTAAAAAGCTGTCTGAACTATTGTCTATGTCTGTTATTACTTGCAACATACTACCATTATTTTATTGTAATTTAAATTGATATTTTGCACCTTAAATTTGCAATTGTTTGCAGTTGTGAAATCGCCCTCTAAATCATAGATGTATGGACTTGTTAAAGTAGCAAAGAATGATTCACTTTGAACGGATGTAAATAGTTCTTCTTCTTCTATATTGCTAGGATTAACAAGCAAGGCTTGAACATCATAAGCCACTAAACTTTCTGCAATGCATTCTATGTATTCACTATCATCACAAATGGCATCATACTTTCTTCCCTCATCATCGTAAACATCTAATGCTGTGATGTCTGCTGATGGGTTATCATTTTCATAGATAGCACATCTAATCTCTAAAGGCTGATTGATTGTATGACTAACCATAGGCACTTGAACTAATGCACCATTGACAACTAAAACTTGATTAAATATTGAATACAAAGTAGCATCTAAAGTGGTCAATTGACCTATGTAGCTTTCTTCAACTCTAAAGAATATTCTAATTTTTGTAAAATCATTACCACTAGATGTTCCACTTTCAATCTCATCTTGTGTAAAGTTGCTTGTGATTGTTCCACTATTGTTTGTGAATATATGATTTTCACCAAGAATAGGAATGGTGATTTTTTGCAAAGATCCAAGTAGTGTTGAATTGATTATAAGTTGATTTGATAAACAATCTTCATAGCTTGGAGATGGTGGTGTTTCTGTTGGGAACGTATCATGCCATATTGTTAATTCAACACACATACGTTCATAACCAGCACAATCAATCTTGCTTGTTGTTCTAGTTTTTAAATATGATTTCCAATCCACATCTATTCTTGGCACACATTCGGTAAAGCTAAATTTTAAATTGCTAGTAAATCCATTTGATGTGCTTTTGTTAGCATTGTTTTTCACAGTAGCAATAATCTGGTAATTCTTAAACTCCAAGTCTGACTTGCTTATCGTGAACTCTGCGTATTTTTCAGTTCCAGCTATTGTTGTGATAGTTGTAGTTGTGTATGTAAGCAGTCCCAATTGCTCATCTCTTGACACATTGGCTTCTGCTTGGACATCTTGTGAGCCTAAAACTAAATCAACCCTAAAAGCTAAACTATCAAAGTCATCAAATTTAACCCTTACAGTCGTATCAACATTACTTAAAAGGCTATCCTTTAATGTTGCACCATCATAGTATTCTATCTCAATATCACTTACAATTCCAGTTCCTTTATTGTATTCGCCTTCTCTACTAAATGCCAAACCAGCACCATTAGCATCATGCTCTGCAGCTGTCCATACATAAATGTTATAATACTTAATGACATCATAAATAGTTGTTGCATCTCCATAGCTAGTCAACGCATCGCCATTGTTTAATGTTGTTGTGTCGCTTGAATGCATCCAATCATTAACATCCTTTAGTAAACTGAATTCATGCTCTATTTGAAATACTTGCCTTGAGGCATCTAAAATCTCAATTGTGGCTGTTCCAATGTTATGGGTGTTATTATTGCCATAGGTGAGCATTTGTGTTGGTGTGGTAATGGCTAATGATGTTACATCAAGGATAAACCCACGAGCAGCACTTCCATAAACTGGGTGAATATCACTTGGATAGAAATCGTATGCAGTTGGTGAAAACATTGCAGCATCGAAAGTAAGATTACCACTTACAGCAGCTGATGTTGTTATCCTGGAAACTACCTTAATGTTCTGACCAAATGAGCCAAAAGATAAGAATGGAGTATCTCCTAAACTCCACAATAAGCCACTATTATCATATACTTTTATATCTGTGATTGTCATACGAATCCTTTTATTTCTACTTCTAAATTTTTAAAATTGAACACTACTTCTTCCATACTTGCAGTTCCTTGCTGTGTTTCTATTACGCTATCAATGTCAAAGTTGTTTAGCATATCACAATCAAAGTCTGCTGTGATTGTGTATTCATAACTTTTGTAAGGCTCTTTTGCATAGTAACCTCTGTTGTTAGGTCTCCTTCTTGGATCATCTATGAAATGGAAATTATCATATAGTGTTCCTTCCCAATTTAATTCATAGGTTTGTCCACTATCTAGTTCTGCTGTGCTTTGTTTTTTGGCAAAAAATGGTCTATTATAATTCTCATTCCATGATCCAGCACTTTCTAAATAGTCATATGATTGGTAAATGTTTTTTTGATTCATAGCACCAGATTCACGAACACAAGCCAAGAATGGGATGTCTGCTTGTAAACTCCAACAATACAACCCAAACCTATCAGTATTGTTGCTTCTATTAGTTCCATTTGTTTTTGTTCTTAATTTGGCAAATGGTAATACTCTATTTAATTCGCCTTCTTGCCTTGTTGATACTGGACTATTCCATTCTACTATCTCATCATAATACTTTTCTGCAAATATTGGATAAGGTGGGTTAATTTGTGCTACTTGTTGTGGTGTGTAGTTCAATGAGCCACGTTCAAGAAATGCATTCCCTTTTGCCCACAATGAAGATTCATCACCATACTCCAATCTTAAATATGCCCAATTATCTTGTGGCTTTAGTTTCAAGCATTGATTTTTATTTGATAAATCAACCCATACATTTTGACTTTGGAAAAAGTAATCTTTACGTTCAAATTCCAGGCTTCCATTTTTAATTCTAAACTTTGCATTAAATACTTGTCCAAACTCATTAAGAAATTCAATTCCATTTTTATTCAACGCATTATCCAATTCATTTGGACTTGGTCTTGTTGATTGTCCTATTTTTAGGAAATCGTATTGTGAATTCTCATCACTTGTGGCTGTTGCATTAATAAAAACAGCTGCATTGTAATATGGGTTTTTAGGTGTCTTTGGAACTGGTGTTCCAGACTGATAAGGCACATCATAGTAAATGTCATCATATGAATCACCACTCCAACCATTCAACCCATCATATTCAAATATGGAACTGCTTGGTGTTAACCCTACTTTATGGCATAGGTTAAAAAAGTAATGCCTTAAATAAACACCCACCAAACCATAAGACCATTCTTTTGTTGCTGTTACTCCACCCTTTCCCCATCTTAAACGCATTAATGGATGTGCATCTTCAGACAGACCAGTAAAGGGATTGTCATATACGATATTGTTTAAGAAATCAACATCCCAAACTAAAGTGCTTCTTAGCAATTTATATTTATCTAAATCTGTATCCCATGTGGTAAGATTTGCACTTATTGAACATCTATCACTACACCATTCAATTGCATTCCATCTGATTTGTAAATATGGGAATGTATAGCCAAAGCCATCCACTTCAATCTTTACCCAAACGTGTTCTGCTTTATCTGTCACTAATTTTTCATAAAGCAAGTCATACGATACATCATAAAATTCTAGCTGATTACTTATTGCTCTTTGTGCTACATCATCCTTTCTATTAAAGGTCAATTCCAAATCTTCTATGCCTTGACAATTGGCTGTTGCTTCCAACCACAAGCTAGGTGCATTTATTGGACTATCTGAATCAGCCACACTATTTAAGTATATTCTTATCATATTCTATTTATGACTTCTTGTCGTTTAACCATTGAATGCATCATTACACTAAGACCATTCTTGTCTATGTTTACATTCACACCATTTCGTTTCATTGCTTTTAACATTTGGCGATTCACTTGTATCATCTCATCCATTTTGTTGCCCATCTTTTCATTGATTGCACCACTATCAATAAGCAAACCATTTGTGCCAATAGACATCCCTTTGCTATTCTCAATCATATTTACCAGGTCATCATTTGAAACATTACCCAATGCACTTTTGATTCGTTTGTTTTGCTTGGAATTCATCACCCTTTCATTAGGGTGTAGGATAGCAGAAAATCCACCTTTTGAATCTAATTTGCCACCTCGCCCAGTATCATCTGTTCCATCATAAAATGATGCAGTTGATGCCAATACTGATGCAGTACTAATTGCAGCTTGTGCTATGGCTTGAATTGTTTGTGTGACCTTTAAAGGAACACCCAATGGCCCTAAAGCAGTTGAATTTCTATCAATGTTTGATAAAGTTACTGCAAGATTTATTGCTATCTCGGCAAGTGCCATTGCTCTTTGAACTGCTAATGCTCTTTTTAATGCTTGTTCTTTTTGTGCTTCCTCTTGCTTTCTCATGTTCTCAAGCCTTGACAATCTTTCTTCTTCAAGTCCTAATTGTTCAGCATTCCCATTTTCAGCATTTAGCTTAGTTTTATCAACCACCTCTTGCTGTTTAGCTATTAATTCATCAAGCCTTTCAATTTCCTTTTGTGCCTTTTCTCCAATAGGCAAAGCATTCATTGCATCATTTATCATTGAAAAAGATTCTACTAATGCATCCCCAATTGCTTTAATTTTATCTTTTTTTGGCAAGAAATCTTCTTCATCAATAATTTCTTTATTTGCATTTAGCCAATCTTTTACATTATTTATGCTTTCTTCTGTGTCTATTTCTAAAGCAATTAAAAATGCATTTTGCAATTCTGGTGCATCGGCTTGCAATAATTTTTGCAAATCTTCAATGAACTTTAATTCCAATTCTCTTGCAACTTTAGCCATGTCAACTTTTTTCGCTTCTTCTTCTGCCCCTTCAGCAATGCCATTCGCAAAATCTTTACCAGATTGTTTGCCAGAATCACCAAACAAATCACCCAATGTCCCACCTAATGATTCAGCAAACTTTCTGTAGTAAGCCTCAACTTCATCAAGTGCTGATTGTGTATTTTCACTTACGAAATCTATTGCCTCTGCTTGTTCTTCTTGTGTTTTTATTAAATCTTCTACAGCTTTAATTTGCCCAGCAGTCGCACCAATTCTATTCAATTCTTCTAATTTTTTATTGTAGTCTATTTGACTCCCTATTAAAAAGTTTGTTGAGATTACTTGGTCTTTTATTATTTTATTTCTTTTTTCTTCAAAATCTAATGATGCAATTTTAAAAAGCAGTTGCTTATTAGATGCTTTTTGTGCTTTTTCAATGTCTTCAATCGTGCTTTTTTCAGTTAATAGATTTGGTAAATACTGACCATACTTTGCATTAGTTTCTTCAATAAGTTTTTTTCTTGCAGCTTTACCTAAAGTATCCTTTTTTAATACTTGTAAATTTAAGTTTAATTGAGTATTTACATCTTTCAATATTTCTTGCTCTGTCTGTTGCTCTTTCATTAAACCAACTGACTTCAATAAGAACTTACCTAAAGCTACTTGTGCATTGTCCCATTTTACTTGTAATTTTTGCACCACTTGTGAGTAGGTTTCTGTTGCACCACTAGCTTTTCCCATCTCCCTAGAAACTATTGTACCAACACCCTTAAAGAAATCACCAGCTTTCTCAGCTTCTAATGCAATCTCTTTTGTGTTAAGTCCTAAATTATCCAAGATAGGCAATGATTTTCTTGCTAGTCCAGTCACAATACTATTGGTTAAGAAATCAACCGATTCGCCAGTATCATTTGCCCTTTGTGTAGCAAATGCCAATAGGTTTCCTAAATCTTCTAAAGGTAGATTGAACTGCTCAAATTTTACTGCTTGTTTTTGTAGTTCAACATCACTTACTAGGTTTTTAGTCTTTGTCCTTAACTCATCCAATAGACCACTATTGCCAAATCTTCTAAACGCTTGCTCTATACCTTCGGCTTTGGCAGCTGCATCAATAGCAGCCTTTCCTATGCCAACCATACCTGCAACAAGTGCAGTTGCCGATAATGCTGGTAATAAGTTTTTAAATGCGTTTTGTAATCCCTCTGATTGTTTCTTCGTATCCTTGACTTTGTCATCAACTTTTCCAAAGCCTTTGCGTAAATCTTCAGCATCCGAACTAACTCTTAAAATTACATCTTGTATTATATCAGCCATGAAATGTGTTTAGTTGGGTTTGTGTACAAAGATAATAAAAAAAGGGTGTACAATTTTAACCATACACCCCTTCAATCAAACACAAACTAAATGATTATTTTAGGCTTTATCTTAAAGTCATATCTAATGTTGTGACTATTGTTTAGACTTCTCATCTTCTCTATTAGGATTTCATTTCCATTTAGATAGAATTTTGCTTCACTCTTTTCTTGGTCTAACTGTGCAAACAAGTTGACTGCTTCTTGTAAAAATTCACTATTTTTCATTGTTGGTTATTATTGTGTTTATTGTTGTGTAGTAGTCAACAACACCCATGTGTTCAAAGTATCTGATTTTGATTGGATCCCCTTGACTTAATTTAAAGTTTATTGAATTGTACTCATCAATCTTGCTTTGTGCATTATATTGCCAAAATAGCTGTTCATTTGCTTTTCCTTTTGCATTAACTCGCCTAGCGTGTCTTTCGAGTATTGGCCGTATTTTTTTGTCAATTTTGTTGCTAACTCGTAGGAAATGGTCAAAAAAAAAGATTTGGCTTCTGCATCTTCTAGCAAAGCAGCCTTTTTCAAACCATCATAATGCTCATTGAATTGGTAAATCTTTTCATCATTGATGGTGAATATAGTTACAGCCATGTCCAAGATGTTCCTTGAATTGAAATCAAAAGACAATCTATCTTCTAATGCATCCAAAAGTTTGTTTACATTTTGAGTATCATTTTGCTTCATCAAGTCCTTAATAATCTTGAACGCAGCTTGGAATGTAAATTCATCCACACCTATTTCCAGGTAAGACTTCTTGACCTCTAGTGCAGCATATCTTTTGCTCGGCAACATTTCAATATCTATTGGCTGATACCATTTGTTTCCCAATGTATCTGTGTAGATGTGTTCCATCTGCCATGTGTTAGTTCCATCAGTTTGCTCTGTATTAGAATGCTCTTTAGTCTTTTTAAATAGATTCTTAATTTTGTTTATCATACGTTTAGCATTTTTCTTAGCATTTCAAATTCATAAATATTTTCAACCTCGCACATTAGAATCCCACAACTTCCCCTTTGCATAATGCACACCTCATCAAGATTGCTTACATAAATGTTTATCATTCCATTAGTTAATTCAATGGCTTTATTCCCATCCAACTCTATGCATATTTCAGAATCTTCTTTGCCATTGTTGTGCATTGGTCTGTTTTTCATTCTTAAAATATCGTAAATCTCTATCATCTTACTATGTTTTAACAAATGTAAATAGAAATATTCATAAACTAGTAAAAGAATGTATTGATGTCGTACCTAGCACAATCCAAAAGGTGTCCCATCCCCTTTGCTTCTGCTTCCTTTTTTAATATGTTTTTGCTCCTATACTCCACTTGTTGTAAATCTTCTATTAGATACTTCATGCTAGGATCAAAGGTGACATCTCTTAATTGCAAGGCATCATTGAACTCATTGTATGAATCTAAATGTGTAGGCTGTTTCTTTGGTGTCCATACTCTTTGACTAGATACGTTTAGTTCTCGCCTAATGATTTCAAATGCATCTGCGTTTCCTCTCACCATCGCACTATCATTTCGACCACTTGAATCCCCAGTCACACGAATGTATGCACCATCTGGTAGCAATCTTCTAATGCGTTCACATACATCATAAACATTTGAGTGATTGTCTGTTGTTCCTAATCTTATTTCTCGCCAAAATCTTTTGAATGTTCTATTATGGTCTTGCTGGGATATTGTCGCTGTACAAGGTGCATTGTTAAAATCAAAGGATATGTCTATGTCTAGCGTATAGTCCAATTCCCATTCCTTTATCATGTCGGTGTTAAATGCCCAAGCAAAAGGTGACTTGATTTCCTTTCTTCCCCACTTGCCCAATCTCCAAACATTGTATTTGTTGACATTGATTTCTCGGTATGAATCATAAATGGCTATTCTGCTCTTATCTGAATATGGGTTAATGTCGCAAGTTGTATGAATACATTTTACCTTTATCTTTTCTTCTGAGCCACTTACATCAATGTCAAAGTTGTATTCCTTATTGTATATCTTTTCTTCAAAATCTTTATCTGTAAAATCCTTAAAGAATCTTTCTCTTATCCAGGACTTCCCATTCTTGTCAACCTCTGGGTTAAATGTCAGCCATATTTGAACTGGTGCAACTTGGCTTCTCAAAGTGGTTAATATCACATCAAAATCATCTTCAGTTATATCGGTGGCTTCTTCTATCCATGCATCTGATGGATTCGTAGTTGACTTTATCTTGAATGGATCATCACAACCCCTTCCCAAGAAATCAGAGCCATTAATGAACTTTATTTCTAAGGGTGTCTTTGTGTTGGACTGTATTGATTCCAACCCACTATCTTCAAAGAAATTTGTAAAGGCATCATACATACTTGGCTTGACTGTATTAAGATTCTTTCTTATGAGCATCACTCTTGTCTTTGGGTATTTAATTGCTTTGTTAGTTAAGATTTGTGGTAAAGCATAAGTCTTGCCACTATCACGACCTCCAAAGATTAGATTGATTGTTGCATCACTATCATACAATGCTCTATATGGCTCTAAAGTAATCTTCTTAGACCAATTGATATTCATTCAGTAGTGTTTAGATTAATCGTGCTAGTCACCTGGTTAATTTGTTGTGGTGGCTTACCTAGTAACCTATCCATAGCTGCTTGATATGCTCTTGTGTCACCCTCATCAAATGCTTTTTCAATTTGTTTTAAGGTCATTGAAATATCTAGTGTGTATTCAGAATCATGTAAGTCTATGCCCACCTTGTCAGCTATCACTTTGCACTTCTTTAATCTTTCACCACTTATCAAAGCATCTGCTAAGTCTTTTAACGCTCTCTTTCTTTTGTGTCCTTCTTTCTTTACTTCTGATGATGGCTGATTGTCTTTGCTAAATGTATTACCCTCATTATTGCCATCAATAAATTTACCTTTACTATCTCTTGACATCTCCCCTAGTTTATCCGTAGTTTAAATTAAATCACTTACAAAAGTACAATTTTTTTTTTAGTCATGATTATAGAACAAGTCTTGTTCAATATCTTCATCCTTTATGCCATCGGTTAAGTTATCATTTAAAGACTTTAAACAGCGTTCTGCGAGCCTATCTATTATCTCACAGCACTTAGTATAGTATTCTTTTTTATTGTCCATATTCTTAAAATTAAAAAGGCTGTTATAACTTAATACAACAGCCGTTCATTAAAAAAAGGATTCTCTTTTAAAATGGTAAGCCAGTTGCAGATGCTTCTTGCTTAACCTCTTTTGTTTCTTCTGTTCCTGCAGTTGGATATTTTAAGTTTCCAATGTACACAGCTTTCTCACCAGCTTCCCTTTGTTCCTTTGTTTGGCTGATTTGAATACTCGCATTGTTTCCGTATTGGTCGGCTTCATCATTTAGCCATATAACCACGTTTAAGTATTTCGCACCATTATCAAAAGGCTTACCTTCTTTGTTGGTGCTTACAATTTTTGTCTTGTCAATTTTTGTTAGGTTAATTGAACCACTTAGCATTTTACTCATTGTTTTTAGTTTAAATTATTAATTAATAGAGTGCCATAAAGATAAGGCTTTTACTTGGTAATCTTGGTTTTTTAATAGTTATTGTTTTATATCTTCTCTTTTAATGTATAACGCATTTGTGTATTTCATCAATTTACAATTCCATTCACTAACATCATTGTAATCAACAAAATAAAATTCAGCATTTGTTTTATCTATAACATAAACAAACCAATATAAATCTATTTTATTAAAGCCTTTTTTATGTGCTTCTTCGTTAACTAAAAGGTGTGAATATTTGGTGTATTTATTTGTTTTTACATCAATCCTTTTTCCCTTTAATATAAAATCTGGATTCTTGCTTGACTTAAAGTCTAATAAATTAGCTAAGTCAAAACTTATATTTTGTTTAGTTAAATAATCAATTGCAATTAATTCACCCAAAACTCCCAAAATATCAACTTGCTTATTTTTAACACCTCTATCAAATCGTGTATTGATTTTGTTATTTTCTTTATTCATTACATTTCTTGCATGACCAATCTGTTCTGCTATAATCCAAAAACATTCTGGATACTTAAATTTTATCATAATAAATCTTGTTTAAATACACTAAATTCTTTGTCATACAATCCTAATAATATATTTACTTGATTGCGTAGTCTAATCCTATTTGTAGAATCTTGCATCTGTCCGTTTATTTCGCTTTTAAGCCACTTTTTAACCTCTGATAGCTTAGTGTTTAACTCAAGATAAAACTGCTTTGTATGATTGTCGCTTGGTGTTTGCTTTAATCCTTCCATAAATTCCAAATAACTATCACCATAGATTCTCTTTATCCCTTGTATGTAGTTCATTGCATCACCACTTTTAAAATGGTTTGATTCAAAAGATTGGATGTGGATGTTGTGAAGATTAAATCTTATTTGACTGCTTCCACCTGCGTGATAGAAATGCCCTGCGTTCATCTTGCCAAAGTTTCCAGTAGCAATACAAGGCTGCCCATTGTCAATAATCCTTACTAACTCGTTTATTTTTGGCTGAATCATCGTGCTTTTAACATTGCTTAAACTCATTAAGTCTATCTTCTTCTTTTGGTCTTTCAGTCTTTCCTTGTGCTTTGTTTCTTTCTTGGCTTTTATGGTGTGACTGTTTAAAGTTTCCTTTCCTTCATCAGTTCCGTATAGCCATTTTTGAAAGCATTTGTGTTCAAAACATAAGCCATACTTTCTTCTTTCTACCATGTTATCACATCCATATCCTTTAGCCTTATTTATGCCTTTGCACTTTTTCATTTGTAGTATTTAAAAACTAAAAATATAGCAATGGCAATGAACAATGATGCAAGTAAAGACCAGCATTTAAAAAATGCAGATGTGCAAATTAAAAATAAAATTACTGTTGATTGAATAGATGTATTTTTCATTTTGTTTGTTTTATTGCTCTAATGCTTCCTTTACCTTATGGTAGGTATCACTTAATGGTTGGTTATAGCTGTTTGGATGCAATGCGTTTTTCACTTCGTTTAAAGCGTTTATGATTGTGCTATGGTCTTTGTTGCCAAATAGCTTTCCAATGTCGGTAAGGCTCATAGATGTATTATACTTTACCCATGCTATCAAACTATATCGATAATACAAAACATCCCTAGATCTTTTTTTAAAAAAGTAGTTTTTGTTTACACCTAAATCATTACATAGTATTTCAATGTAACTTAACACCACATTACTTAAATGATGACCACTTCTTTTAGGTGATATTCGGTGAATGGTTAAATTTATTTCTTCGCTGTACTCTGGATAGTCTTGTATAATCTGTAAAAGTTTCCCTATTAGTTCTCTGCTCATTTTGTTTTGTTTTTATTAGTTAAATAATTTTTGTTGCTCTTTATTATTGTCTTTAATTATTCCTAAAGCTGTTTGCAATATAGTTTTGCCAGCTTCATAATCTACTAAATTTCTTGCAATTTTATCCTTCCTTTGTTTTCCTTTATATTTTGTAAAATCATAATCGTGAAATTTGCATAAAATATTTAAATCATTTGTTAATAAACCGCCTGAAATTTTTCTTTCGTTTAAATTATAAGGAAGATTAAAATTTGTCCAATATAGATGCCTACCTCTTTTTTTTGCAGCTATTAACGGATCGTAATAAGGTATAACATTTTCTACGCAATACTTGCCTTTAAAAAAATGTTGCAACAATAATATTTCTTGGTACAGCTTCATATCTGGATAAGTTGCTTTAGACTTTCTTTCACCTTCTCCAGTATTTGTTTTTCTCATTCTGCTATGCGTTGGACAAGGGGGAGATGTCCAAATAAAATCAAATTCTTCATAATTTTCTCTTAAATATTGATGTGCATCTGCAACTATTACTTTGTCCTTTGGGAATCTTTCCTGGTAAAGTTTAGCAAGTTCTTCATCAAGTTCTACAGCAGTCACTTCTATGTCTGCTACTTCATCCCATTTAAAACGATTGCCACCAAGACAAGCGTATAAATTTAATATTTTAATTGGTTTCATTTTGTTTTGTTTTATTGTCCGTTTAAAATTCTTTGTATTGCCTTGTCTCTGTATCCTGCTTTTCTAAGTAATGCTATCATTAAATATAAATCATCATCATTTAGCTTTTGGATATTGTTTAAAAATTGGTTTAAAATATCATCATCAATACATTTTAAAATAGTATCCAGTAGTCTATTGTCTTTTAGTTCAGTTAGTGCTTTTAGTATCTCAATCATATTTTAAATTTAATGTTTTTTCAGTTGCTTTTATTATTTCCAGGCATAATTCTTTTGGAATTTTAGACCTTGTATAGTTGTCTTTTAATCCTTGTGTTCCAGTTTTTGATCCTCTTGGTGCAGCTTCGTGATGGCATTTAATATTTCCATTGAAACAAATTGGTTTTGGATTCCATCCATTTTCATTAAATAGGCTGTAAATGTTATTACTCCAAATGTCAGTAGGCTTTGCTCTTTTGTCTTTATATTTACAATACCAAACAGTAGTTTTAGGTATTCCAAGCATAAAATTCATTTTCCTTAAATAGCCTCTTGGATTTTCAATATAATAAATACAATCAAATTGTTTTATTAACCTTAAAACATTTAAAACAAGTTTATCACTTTTAACTGCAAATTTTGTTTTAGGTTTTCCATTATCTCTATGTGTGCTTATTGCAGCTATGGAATAAGTTGTGCAAGGTGGAGATGCCCAAATCATATCTGGATTAAATGGCACATCTGATACATTTAAAAACTCAATGTCTTTTAACAAATCAATATTTTTAAATGCATTTATATCTACAGAAAAAACTTGATGCCCTAAAGATTCGGCTGCCATTCCTATTGACCGACTACCAGCAAATAATTCAAGTATTTTCATATCTTATAAAATTATTCGTTTCAAAATCTTCTTGTCTTATGTATAATGGTTTGCTTTGCTCGGCACTTATACGAATCTGAACAAATTTATAAAAATCAAAAGAATTGTTTGCCATATCTTGCCAAGTATAAACCTTTATGCTTTTATCATAACTCACAAAATCTGCTATGCTTGGCTTTGGATAGCGGCAGTTGTCAATCACATAGTTTACTGCATCGGTAAATCTTTCATCAGTAAAGCCATTTCTTTTAAGACTCTCGGTTAGCAAATCGGTAAACATCGCATCAGTCTTTTCAAACGCTGCTAATATCTTTAAGCAGTTCTTTTTGATTCCTTCTTTACTTAGCTTTCCGTTATAGATACTTATTGCACCATTATCAATCCTGGAAATGCTTGTCAATGGATTGCTCAAATTGCTCTTGTGTAATATTTCGCTTAGTTTTTCCATTTGTTTTGTTTTTGTAATTACCCTCTAATATCTTAATAAAATTTTGCTTTTGCATTATCCAATCAAAGTTTGCTGTCCATCCATTATTATTATTGCCATTCATAAATTCAGATTCAGCAGTCAAATCTATTACCTTTTTTAAATCATCCTTGCAATATTCTTTTTCTCGGCTCACTATTAAGAGTTTTCTTTTGTCTGTTAACTTAATGACTTTAGGAAGATTAACACAAACCCCATTAAAATATTCAATAACGCCTTTTGATAAATCACTCCCTTTTGTTACTTTTTTTAAAAGTATATCATTATCATTATCACTTACATTATCATTAACATTAACATTAACACTATCAGCTTTTTTGGCTTTCTCTAAAAAGGCTTGGGTTTTTTGGGTTTTTGGTCTACCCCCTTTTTTCCCATTGCTTTTCTGTTTATCTATGTAACTTTCATACTTTCTTAAATCACGTTTAAGAGCCTTTTTAAGAGGAATAAACATCAACTCAGTTAGTCTGTCAGATGTTGGATTTTCATCGTTTACATAAGCAAAAAAGTGCTTTATTAGCTTACCAGCTTCTTCATCTGTTAGGCTGTCAAATTGCTCTTGCCAATCTGCATAAACTATTATGCTTTTTTTGTCTTGTGCCATAATATTATAAATTAGAAATGCCCTCATCAAATAGCCACGACCAAGAGGCATCTTTAACAAGGGCATTATAAAAAAAATTAAGTTTCATTTGGTCGTTATTTTTACAAAGATAAAATTTTATCTATAAGTTTTGGAAATATTTCTTTTTTAATTTGAAATAACTTCTTAATTCAATTCTTGGGAATACTTCTTTTTCATTCTTATAGATTTGCACTTGGTTTGCATATCGAATCTTAAAACTAATTTCAGTTCCACTCCTAAACACATCTATCTCATTAAATGGTATTGGCAAACATTGTTTAAGTTCTAATACATCTACTTCTCGCTTCCTTAATACTCGTTTAACACTTCTACCAGTTGTAATTCCATAACAACTCCCCAATACACCGAGATGCACCTTTACCTTTTGTCCTGCCTTAATCTTTTCCATTTATAGTTTTTTGAATTGCAGTTAATAAATCTTTGTTTTCCTCCACTCCGAAAATGACATCTAAAATATAGTCAATCATCAATGTAAGTTCATTCTGTGCAGCTAAACCATCTTTAGCTTGTTCTTCATCTACATTGCTATCAATAATGCGTTCTAAGCGATTTAATTCTCGCTCTGTGGCATTCATAAAATTATTGTGATGTTGTTTGTAGGAGTGCTTTATTTGTCCATCCAACTGCTCAAATGTAAGCTGTTGCAGTTGCATTAAAACTAATGCTCTAGATATGATCCGTTCCTTGCTCATTATTTGTAAGTTTTTAAAATGTTAGTTAAATCATCTCTTACTGCCCAGAAATTAAGATAGCCTTTATCTTGACCTTGTTTAATCCATTTCAAAGCCTTTTCACCTTTCCTTTCAAAAGCTATAATTGACTGTTTTAATTCATCGGTGACTATCTCATACTTGGTGTATCTGCCTCGTGATGTTTCCCTAATCAAACCCATATCTAATAAATCTGTTACCCTTCCAGATAACTCATTTAAGCCTTTCTTATTTAGCTTTATTGTAAGCTGTTCTAAGGTCTGTGATTCAATAGTAAGTAATTTATAAACTCTTGCTATGTCTGTGTTAAATTTTCCACTTTCTATACCTTGTATCAAAGCCTCTTTTTGTGCTGTACTCATAATTTTGTTTTGTTTTTTGGTTATTTAATAATATTGTTAATAGGTTTAACTGTATTCATATATTCTCGTGCCACCTTTATGCACTCGTTGCGTTGTTCTATTCGCACCTGGTCAAATGCGTGTGGAATCATATGTATCCTTTGGTCATCCGATAACTCAATGAAATTATCAAACCATGAAAGCTGAACATTAGATGATTGAGTGCAGTAATCTACAAGTCCTTTGCCAGTAAAGATGTGATTGCTCACTAACTCCACAACATCTTGTATAAATTCTTCTCTAATGTCACCACTTAAA